TCTGAGGTTAAGGCGGTTGCAACATCAAAAGATGCACTTCGTGGATTTACCCCTACAATTCTTGTATTTGATGAGGCGGCGTTTATCGAGGCCGATAGTGATTTCTGGGCGGCTTGTATGGCGTCCTTATCCACAGGGGGTAAGGTAATTGTAGTTTCTACACCAAACGGATACGATCAAATTTATTATGAAATATACGATCAGTCATTAAAAGGAATGAATAACTTTAAAATCTCTGAAATGTATTGGTATAGAGACCCAAGATATGCAAAAGATCTTTATTTGGTCCCAACTGACGATCTTATTCATTATTTACTTAATATCGATGATTTTGACACCTCAAAGAATATATCTTTTGCACATGTAGACCCATATAGTAGAGATTATCAAGAGTTACAACATTTTTTTAATCAAGGATACAAACCATGTTCATCTTGGTATGAAAAAATGGTTAAAAAACTTAAATATGATAAAAGAAAAATTAACCAAGAGTTAAATTGTGAATTTTTAGGTTCAGGTGACAACGTATTTGATAATAAACAATTAGAAGATATTAAAAATAATTTTTTACAAGACCCACCATCTAAATTAATGGGTAATTCTCTTTGGATTTGGAAAGAACCAATTGAAGGTCATAAATACATTATGGGTGTCGATGTATCCCGTGGTGATAGTGAAGACTTTTCATCAATTCAAATCATTGATTTTGATGAAAGAGAACAGGTATTGGAATATGTTGGAAAAATACCACCCGATACTTTGGCGGAAGTTGCTTATAAGTGGGGGTTGATGTATAATGCGTTTGTTGTTGTCGATATAACTGGTGGTATGGGAATCACAACGGTTAGAAAAATGCAAGAACTTGGTTATAAAAGTTTATATGTTGATGGTGTTGATGCATTTAATCCGTGGGCAACAAACAAAGGATCGGTTGAAAAAATACCAGGATTAAACTTTAACAACAAAAGAGTTCAAATTATTGCGGCTTTTGAGGAGGCCGTTAGACACAAATTTAAATTAAAAAGTATTCGTTTATATAACGAAATGAATACTTTTGTATATATTAATGGAAGACCTGATCATCAAAAAGGACAACATGACGATTTGATTATGGGTATTTCAATGGCAATCTATATTGCCGAAGCATCTTTTTCTAAATTAGAGAAGGCGACCGAACAAGCAAAATCTATGATTGACTCTTGGGCGGTAGTTAATAACGAATCTGTAGGAAAAGAAGCACACTTTAATCCAACAATCCCTAACGATAATATGTTAAGGGAAAGGGCAGGATTACAAAATAACGGTCCAACCAGAAATGATTATCAAACATATGGTTGGTTATTTGGAGGTTTAATGAGGTAAAAATGGGTTTAGATTTTAGAAAAAGGTCAGGAAGAATTGCAAATGGATCAAGATTAATTGTCGATGGTCAGCCAACCATTGGACAAAAAGTTTTTTCTCCAACATTCAAATATAAAGTTTCTGCACCAACAGATAATGAATTGTTTGAGCAAATCTTACCCTTTTTAACACAAACACCGACCCCAACTCCAACTCCATCTGTAACCCCAACAAATACACCGACTAATACACCTACACCAACACAAACCCCGACAAACACTCCTACACCAACACAAACCCCGACAAACACTCCTACACCAACTCCAACACCACCAATACCTTTACCACCTACAAACATCAGTATTCCTGTAGTTTCGGGAGTAAACTCTGTTGGGTCGGTTTTATTTACAACAAATGGGACATGGACTAATTCACCAACATCATATACGTATCAATGGTATAGTTTAAATTATTCAGGTGGAAGTCCTACTCTACTAACAGGGGCAACTAATTCTACTTATTTACTAACACAATCTGAAGCAAACACTTACGTTTATTGTGAAGTAACGGCAATAAATCTATATGGTAGTGGTGTTGCTATCAGTAGTAATAGTTCCAATTATATTTATGATAATGATTACTATGCGATTTACACAGGATACACAATTGGACCTCCTTCGGTAGGGCAAAGTATTTTACAAAATCAACTAATGTTAGGTGTTAAATCATCGGGTGCGTGGGTTAAATTAGATTATTTTATAGTTTGTGCAACAGACGGAGATGAGTTTTATGCCTTAACCGATTGGAAAACTAACACCAGAAATTCGGTCGCTTACAGTGGATATACATTTATTCCGAACCAAGGATTCTCTTTAGATGGTGTAAGTGGTTATATTGACACTCAATTTAATCCATTTACAAGTGGAGTCAATTATCAAACTTTACAATCATCAAGATATTTTATGCCATATTCGGTAACGTCAGGAGTTTTTGATGGTGTATTGACAATACCGAATTCATTTATAAACAGTATTCAATTAGGAAACGTTGTTACTCAACGAATTAATCAAGGTCCGTTCGATTTAAATACATCGTTTAATTATTTAAATGACCCAAGTGGGCCAAAGAACATTCCATCAGTTAAATCAATCCAAAGAATTGGTAATACATCTCTTAGACTTTCTAATGGAACATCAATTACCGCCAGATTGGCATCTGTGACATCCGTTCAGAACGGCAATCAGTTGATCGGAAGATCAGGAATAAATTTTGGAAATCATATTGTTGCTGGATATGCTATGGGTGGTAATTTGGTTAGTCAAAATACCGCATTTGTGACTGCATGGGATACTTATATAAACGCAATATAGGTTTATGAATATATCATAAAACACAAAAAACTATTGAAATATTTATATCTATAGTTAAATTATTAATATGGAAAATAATAATCAAAATCTGACGGTTTGGCAAAGGTTATCCAAGACATTTGGACCCGATTCAACATTAGGTCAAGGACAACCAGATTACAAGTTAGATAAAAAAGAACTTTTAAAAACTCAAGACAAGGCCGAATACGAAAGAGCCAAGTTACAAAATCAACAATCGTTATATCTTAGCACCAATTGGGCTAAAGTTGAGAATAATCTATATACACAGGCGGTTTATTATGAACCAACAAGATTAGCCGCGTTTTATGATTATGAATCTATGGAATATACTCCTGAGATCTCAACAGCTTTGGACATCTACGCTGAGGAATCAACAACTCCTGATGCCAATGGTTATATATTACAGGTTTATTCAGAATCAAAAAGAATTAAAAGTATATTAGTTGATTTATTTATTAATGTATTAGATATTAACACCAACTTACCAATGTGGATTAGAAATATGTGTAAGTATGGTGATAATTTTGTTTATTTAAAATTAGACCACGAAAAAGGAGTTACTGGTTGTTTACAACTACCAAATATTGAAATCGAAAGACTTGAAAGGGGTGTTGACTCTCGAACTTATAGTGCAACAATTAACATCAATAGAAAGGCTTTAAAGTTTGCATGGAAAGCAAGAGACGCTGAATTCAACACTTGGGAGGTTGCGCACTTTAGATTATTAGGTGACGATAGAAAACTTCCTTATGGAACATCAATGTTAGAAAAAGCTCGTCGTATTTGGAAACAATTAGTATTAGCAGAAGATGCGATGTTAATTTATAGAACATCAAGAGCCCCTGAAAGAAGGGTATTTAAAGTATTTGTTGGGAACATGGACGATAAAGATGTTGAAGCTTACGTTCAAAGAGTTGCCAACAAATTCAAAAGAGATCAAGTTGTTGATAGAAAAACAGGAAATGTTGATTTAAGATTTAATCAAATGGCCGTGGATCAAGATTACTTTATTCCTGTTCGTGATGCAACACAGGGGAGTCCTATTGATACTTTACCTGGTGGAACAAATTTATCTGAAATTGCAGACATTGAATATATTCAAAAGAAACTTGTTACAGCACTTCGTATACCTAAAGCATATTTAGGATTTGAAGAACCTGTTGGTGATGGTAAAAACTTATCATTATTGGATATTCGTTTTGCAAGAACAATTAATAGAATTCAAAAATCAGCATTGGCTGAGTTAAATAAAATTGCAATTATTCACTTATTTTTAATGGGGTTTGAAGACGAGTTGTCAAACTTTACTTTACAACTTACAAATCCTTCTAAACAAGCAGATCTTTTAATGATTGATGTTTGGAAAGAAAAAGTGACTCTGTATAAAGATATGGTTGGTGAAATTGCTAAATCAATCCAACCAACGTCTGCAACATGGGCTAAAAAACATATCTTTGGGTTTTCTGATGATGAAATCAAATTGGAACTTCAACAAATTAGAATGGAAAGAGCAGTTTCTGCTGAGTTAGATAATACCGCAACAATTATTACAAGCACAGGAATATTTAACACCGTAGATAAGTTATATAAACCTGTTACAGGATCTACCGCAGGTGCAGGAGCACCGGCAGAAGGAGGGGCACCGGCAGAAGGAGGGGCACCACCTCCGCCTCCAGGACCTGAAGCGGGTGGAGCACCACCAATTCCTGAAAACACAGATAGAAAAGAAAAAAATAAATTAATATTAGAATCATTAAATGATGATTTTGACGAAGATGAATTTTTGGACTTTCAAAAAGTTAATGGATCTTTAGGGTTAATGGAAGATGAGTTAAATAAACTTCTTGGTGACTAATATTTATAGATATGAGTAAATTAGAAAAATTACCAGAAAAAAATTTTAAATTCATTCTAAAACGAATGTATGACGATATTGATCTATTTGGTCGATATGGAGATTTAATTTCACATGCTAATCAAAAAATAATAAAAGATATTTTTGATGATATTGGTATATCAATCGATCAAGATGATTTAGGATTTATTTTGGCATTATACAAGTTAAACCCTAATTTTGCCACTGAAAAAATAAAAATTCCAGAACTTCACACATATGAAGTAATAACTAAAAGATATGCTAACGTTAGTATTAGAGAATATTGGAAAAATGAAGTTAATAGTTATTTTGAAGACGAAGATGATGTTAATGATTTTATTTCTTGGTTTGGTGATGATTGGTGGGAAGGTGAAATGATTGATAGAGAAGATTATGATGAAGAAACAACAGATACCGATATTGTTGAAATAAATAAATTAACTTGATATTTATTATAAAACAAAAAAAATGAAAGTCGGAGAATTAAAATCAAAAATAGAAAATCAACTAGTTGAGTCATACAAAAAAAATTCATTTAAAGAAAATATTTTTATTTTTGAAGAATTGGTTTTGAAAAATAAAAACATTTCAAAACTTTTTTTCTTATATGATGAGTTGTCAAATAAAAAAGGACTTTCAGAAAATGTCGCAAACGAATTCATAAATGAGTCAATTGTGGCTTACGAAAATTTGATCAATAAAGTTAACCCATTACACTTAAGAGAATTAAATGCTTGGGCTGGTCATCAGAAATGTGAAAATAATTATGAAAAAATTGATAATTTATTTTCCACAAGTGTCTTGACTCTTGAAAACAAAATTAAAAGTAAAAAAATGATTTTAGAGGGATTAACTCAAAAAGAAAATAAAACTGATGAGGTGATAAAAGTTCCATTAAAATCTATGGTTTCTGTGGCAAACAAAACAATATCTAAATTTATTTCTTCTCTAACAGAATCTGAAAGAAAAGAATTAAAAGTAATTTTAAATACGCCAAAAGAAACCTTGGTTGAAAACTATAACTCTCAAAAAGAAGACGTTATTTCAAAATTAGAAGATCAAAAAAATAACGAAACCGATTCTGAAACAATCTCAACTATAAATCAAGTGTTAACAAGATTGCAAACAGAATCATTTTCAGAACTGAATTACTATAAGTTAAAACAACTTAACGAAGGACTTTAATTCTTTTTGGATTTTACTTTTTGAATATAAGCAGCCTTTTTGTTTTCTTCCCTTTTTATTACTGAAGGTTTAACAAATTCTTTTCGCTGAAACAAAACACTATTTTGTTTTGTTTTAATAACTTTTCCTTTAAGGTCTTTTAAAGCCTTTTCAATATTACCTTTTTTTACTTCTACAATTAACATAAGTTTTTTTAGTTTGTTGATATAAATATAATAATTTATTACAATTGTTTAAAAATAAACATTTCGAGTATGAAAAAAATCTATGAAAAAAGGAAAAACTATCAAATTGAGCGGTTACAGAACGTTCAAATCACACTATGGAACAATTGATTCCACTAATCTAAAATCAATTTTTATAAACATCCAAAGTTGGGTTGAACCAAAAGAAGAAGTTGAAAATTGGAATCGAGTTGTTTTAAATATGACAAGATCAATAAAACACACAATTTTAGAAAACATAAACAAAGAAGTTTTTGACACAAAATTTATCGTAGATTTAGACTTAAGAACAAGTGGAATACAACTTCAAAAAAAATCCTTCATGAATTTAGAAATAAATTTATTTGTTTTAGAACCGATGGATTTTAAATCACCAAAATTAAAAAAATACGTCAAGTCTCTAATTAAAGAAGTATATGGTGACGTAATGAATAAAAACAAATACTTCAAATTTTACCTTACAAAAAAAGGAAATATCAAACCCGTCAAAAAAGAAATTGAAACTAATTAGTATTTATAAAGAAAATATTAAATGGACAATTTAAAAATATTAGGACCAAGAGATTCAGGTCGTGGAATTCTTGTTGAGTATGATGCGGGTTATATCGATCCGAATGAAAGAAGAAACTTATCTATGATAAGGGAGAATCGTGATATGTTAGATCATTCAAAACCTTTTGAGTTTTATGCCGTATTACAAAAATATAACACCCCAAATAGAAACGGAAGAATCTACCCTGAAAAGATTTTAAAAAGAGAAGCCGAGAATTATAAAAAGATGATTCAAAAAGGAACCGCCCTTTCAGAACTAAACCACCCTGAGTCTTCTCTAATTGACTTAGATAGAGTATCACACGCCATTACTGATATATGGTGGGAAGGTCCTGTATTATTGGGTAAATTAAAATTACTTACAAGTCCAGGTTTTCACGAAAGAGGTATTGTATCGACAAAAGGAGATTTAGCAGCAAACTATCTTCGTCAGGGAGTTACTTTGGGTATTTCTTCTCGTGGTGTAGGATCTCTTAAAAAAGTTGGTGAACAAAACGAAGTTCAGGATGATTTTGAATTAATTTGTTTTGACCTTGTGTCATCTCCATCTACACCAGGAGCTTATTTGTTTAGTGAACCTGATCAAAGATTTCAGTTTGAAGAAAATCTTGAGGAGGAGAAAAAAATAAATGCTGAACGACATGTTGGTGAATCTGGTTATAAATCACTTGACTTAATGAAAAGATTATCCGATTATTTGGATAAATAACAAAATTATGGATGAGAAGTATTTTATAGCAAGAATCACAACTGATATGGTTGATGAGAACACAGGAAAAGTGAAAAAAATGAAAGAAGAGAAATTGGTAAAAGGTTATTCACCTACCGATGTTGAGGCGAAAGTAACAAAAGTTTACGAAAATTATTCTATGGATTGGAGAATTACGGCTATCGTTGAATCTAAAATCGATGAGGTAATCGAAGGATAAAACTTCTAAGAATAAAATTTTAAAAGGGGAAAGACAATAGTTTTTCCCTTTTTTTTGTGCCATAATATCTAAAAAATGAATTTTTTTTATTTGTTGTGATATTTATTAGAAAAATATTTTATAAAAAGTATGGCAAATAACAAAAATGTAGTAGAAGATGCTCTTTTTCAAATTAGAAATTTGGAAGAAACTCTACAAGAAAATGCAAAAGGAATACTTCAGTCTACAATGACAGAAGAAATCAGACAATTAGTAAAAGAATCTCTGAAAGAACAAGAAGATGAGGTTGAGAATGATGAAGTCGATGTTGACGATCAAGACATGATGGCGGATGATCAAATGGCTATGGATGATGATGATGACGCAGCAGTAGCTGATGATGATTTCGCAGATGATGATTTTTCTGATGAAGATGATTCTGACGATGACGAAACAATCGACATGACAGGTGCTTCAGATGCAGAAGTTTTAAAGGTATTTAAAGCTATGGGTGATGATGATGGAATTATCGTTAAAAAAGAGGGAGGAAATATCCACCTTCAAGATGGTGATGACGAATACATGATCCAATTAGGCGAATCTGAAGAACAATACGAAAATATGTATGAAGTCGAAATGGACGAAGAAGATGAATTCGTTGGTTTAGAAGATGAAATTTCTGAATTCAATTGGGGTGGTGCCGCAATGGGTGCTATCAAAGGTGGTTTTGGTCTTGACGAAGAAGAAACTATCTACGAAATTGAAATGGATGACATGGGTGACATGATGGGAATGGGATCTAAAAAAGATGATTTTTATGAAGAATTCAATTCTATGGAAGAAGGTATGGACATGTATACTGATTCTATGGAAGAAGGTATGGACATGTATACTGATTCTTTAGAAGAAGACCTTTATGAATCAATTAAAAAATCAAAGAAACCAAAAGGTGTTGGAATGGGTAAAGGTCCTAAATTTAGTTACAATAAAAAACCTAACATGGGTGGAGGTTTCAATGAAAAAAGAAAAGAAGCTTTTGGAAAAGGAACTAAAGCGATGGGAACTGGTAAAGCCAAATTTGAATACAAAGAAGGTGAAAACATGAAAGGAGATATGACTAAAGTTAAGAAAGCTGAAACAAAAGAAGCTTCAAGAACTTTGGGTAATGGATCTAAAGATGGAAGTAGAGGTCTAAGAAAGGCGAGAACAAACAATAGAAATATGAGTTTTAACCCTTTCAAACTTCACGAAACTGAATCTAATGGAGAAATAAACTTATTAAGAGAAAAAAATGAAGAATACAGAAAAGCTCTTGATGTGTTTAGAACAAAGTTAAATGAAGTTGCGGTTTTCAATTCCAATTTAGCATACGCTACTCGTTTATTCACTGAACATTCGACAACAAAACAAGAAAAAATAAATATTCTTAAAAGATTTGACAATGTTGAATCTTTAAAAGAATCAAAAAATCTATACAGAACAATTAAAAATGAATTGAATTCAGGTTCTGCATCAGAAACTAAACTTAATGAATCAATTGAAAGAACTGTAAACAGAACTGTTGAAACAGGTTCATCAGTTAATTTGATTGAATCAAAAACTTATGAAAATCCTCAATTCTTAAGAATGAAGGATTTGATGAGTAAAATATAAATAAACAATAAACATAAATAATAAAAACCAAAAAAAATGGGAGCATTATTAGAATCAGGTCTTGTTGGTAACATCGGTTTGAAACACCTTAAAGTTATCAAAGAAGACACAATTAACAAATGGGACAAATTAGGCTTTTTGGATGGTCTAAGAGGTCACTTAAAAGAAAACGTAGCACAGTTATATGAAAACCAAGCTTCTTTCTTGATCAACGAAGCAACTGCTGATGGATCTTCTAACGGAGCATTCGAAACAGTTGTTTTCCCAATCGTAAGAAGAGTTTTCTCTAAATTGTTGGCTAACGACATCGTATCAGTGCAAGCTATGAACTTACCAATCGGTAAATTGTTTTACTTTGTGCCAAGAATTCAAGGTTATTCAAATGCAGGATCAATCGCAAATTTCCCGAATAACCCAACAGGTGGTGATCATTACGCACCTATCGGTTCTCCTGAAGCTGTTAATTCAGGAAATGATAATCCTAACCAAGGTTATCCAGATGGACCAGGTTATCCTTATAGAAAAGATCTTTACGATTTATTCTATGAAGGAAATGAGGCAAGTTTAGATCCTCCAGGATTATTTGACTACTCTAAAGGTAGATGGACTGCTGTTACTGCAACTGCAACAACACAAGTATGGTCCGCAGGAACTTTAGTTGATGCTAATGTTCCAGCAGGTAACACAAGAAAAGTTATTATCAAACTTTGTGGTTTTGCTAACGCAGGTGCTGGTAAACTTATCGGTCCTGATGGTAATGAAATGGATACTGAATCATTCCTTTCAGATCTTAAAATCTACGGTGGTGCTGGTTTATCGGCATCTACTACACCATGTGATGTAATTCAAAATGCATCAGGTCAATACTTACCATTGTTATTTAGAGTTGTAACTCAAATCTATGGTAAAGGTATCGTTCAATACGGTTCAAACGCTTCAACTACTTTCGGTAGCACATTCCCAGCAAATGGAACAAACACTGGTAACGGTGGTAACTACAATGACATTTGTGACGAGAATGGATGTATCTACTTAGAGGTTGATTTATCTTGTCCTGTATGTGCTGACTGTAACTCAACATCTTTAGATGGTTACACAGGAACAACTGTTTTCACAGGAATTTCTACAACTTCATTTACCGCATGGTATAGAAGATATGCAAACCTTGAGTTTGAAGATCAAATTGGTGAGGTTTCTTTCGATTTAGAATCTGTAACAGTTTCTGTAACTGAAAGAAAACTAAGAGCACAATGGTCTCCTGAATTAGCTCAAGACGTTGCGGCATTCCACAACATCGATGCTGAAGCTGAATTGACAGCATTATTGTCAGAGCAAGTTGCGGCTGAGATCGACCGTGAAATTTTACGTGACTTACGTAAAGGTGCGGCTTGGAACTTACGTTGGGACTACAACGGATGGAGAAGAATTAACGCTACTACATCTTACACTCAAAAAGACTGGAACCAAACTTTGATTACAGCAATCAACCAATTGTCAGCACAAATCCACAAATCTACTTTGAGAGGTGGTGCTAACTGGATTGTTGTATCTTCTGAGGTTTCTGCAATCTTTGATGACTTAGAATACTTCCACGTATCTAACGCAGCTCCAGATCAAGATCAATACAACATGGGTATTGAAAGAGTTGGAACATTATCAGGTCGTTACCAAGTTTACCGTGATCCTTACTTCCCACCAAACCAAGTTTTGATTGGACACAAAGGAACTTCATTGTTAGACACAGGTTACATTTACGCACCGTATGTTCCTCTACAATTAACACCTACAATGTATAACCCATTCAACTTCACGCCAATCAAAGGTATTATGACCAGATACGCGAAAAAAATGGTAAATAATCGCTTTTATGGCCGAATTACTGTTGATGGTGTTAGAACGTTCGATTTAAGAGAATTGAGATAATCAAAATCTTAAAAATAACATTAAAGGGACAAGAAATTGTCCCTTTTTTTTATGTTATTATATTAACTATATGTTTTTTGGTAAAATGTGTTATATTTATAATTATGAAGAAGATAGAACTAAATAAAGAAGAATTAGATAAAATTCTAAAAATGTATAATGAAGAACTTTTAGGTTCTCAGACAATATCAGAAAAAATGGGTATTAGTAAACCAACAATTTTAAGAATATTAAAAGAAAATGGTATTGTTATGGGTTCATCGGGAAGACGATTTATTGGTGGTAAAAAAGTCGCTGATAAAAAATGGAGAGATTCTAATAAAGAGTATATGTCTAATAAATCCAAAAATTGGTATGAACAAAACAAAGAACATCGTAAAGAATATCTTAAAAAATACCGTGAAAAAAATGCTGATAAAATCCGTGAAACTAAAAGAAACTACGAAAAAACTCGTAAATCAAATGATCCCCTCTATAAATTAATCAGTAATTTCAGAACAGCAATTTATCAAGTATTAAAAGAAAATAATGTTAAAAAAAACGGACATTATTTTGATATTTTAAAATACACTCCCCAACAATTAATAGAACATTTAGAAAAACAATTTAGTGATGAAATGACTTGGGATAATTATGGTTTATGGCATGTTGACCACAAACACCCTATTTCATTATATAATATTGAAAAAATTGGTGATGATGAATTTTTAAAATGTTGGTCTTTAGATAATTTACAACCAATGTGGGGTAGTGAAAATATTAAAAAATCTAATAAGTTACTTTAATAAAGTTCTTATTGCTTTTGAAATAATTTCCGTCTCACCGATTGTAAAAGATCCTTTTCTATGTGCGGACTTCACAGATTCAACTAAATAATAAAGTGCATGTTCATTATCCATAGTGGACAATATAAGTTCTAAATGTTCTTCAGATAATAAATCTATTGTCCCAAAAAGATTTCCGTATTTTTCTTGTTCCATAACAGAAATATAAGATATTTATAATTATAATCAAATGAATAAGTTAGATCAAATAATTAAAAAAGTAATAAAGGAAGCAACTGGTGATAGTAGTGGTGGTAG